ATGAGGATTGTAGATATGAACCTTGACATACTCCCAGCGTTGCTCGAAGGTCATGTCAAGCTTCTTCAAATCAAAGAAATCGAACACGTGGAACTTGAGCTTCAGAGGGTCAGTCTTGAAAGTACTCGTAAGTTCCTCAAAGCTGAGGTTAGGGTCAAAGGCTTCACCATCAACGTATTGACCCGGTTCAAGACCCTTACCGAGAACCTCAGTTCCAGGGATGATCTTCCCAGTCCTCGAAATGCCACCATCTTTGGAGACAAGTAGGCGAACACCGTCAAGTTTGGGTTGGACGTAGAACGGCTCGGAGATGTATTTCTGGCGATCTTCCCACTTGTTAGCGAGCATGGGCAACACTTGGTTACATTTGGTATGCTCATTGTTCCACATGGTTTGGGCTCTCTTGAGAGCCTTTTCATAACCAGTCTTAACATTTGTTCGTGATTCAGAAAACTTATCACTTCCAACGATACCGGAGATCTTGACGATATCTGCAGTTCCATCTTTCAAGTCATCAACTCTGATGTCAATATAACGCTCGCGGTTCATTTTATCGTTGCGGATAAGGCGTTCCATTATATGGGTAATTAATTTCTCAACTTTAAATAGATGTCGGGAATTCAAGTTGTAAATTACGACAGAATGGAACGACTTAGGCCCCCAGAAAGCACAATCATGTCATTAAATGCGAATAATTTTTGTATCATATTTATAATTCTATGTGTGCTAGCACTCTATAAACGCTCGGTCAAAATTACTCAAGAGCGTGGACGATTCCATACTTGAGGCAGTCACGGGGGGAAAGGTAAATATCCTTTTTCATGAGTTTATTCAGCTTTTTCTCAGGAATCTTGGTTTTTTCGAGATACATCTTCTTCAAATTTTTCATAAACTTATCCGTTGATTTCAGCTCATGTTTAAGTTCCTGAAAATTACCCCATAATTCTGTGGAGATTTGGTGAATGAGGACGTATGCATTTTTCCCCATAAGTCTCTCAGAACCTCCAAGCAACATGAACGTCGCGGCACTGCAACAAGATCCCTGGGCGATGGTGACAACCTTCACACGGGATGACTCGAGAGTGTTCATCATTGTCATACCTGCGAAGATGTCTCCACCTTCACTCATGATATGAACCCTAATTAAGGGTTCGTACCCATAGAGTTCAGCTTTGTTTTTAAGAAGTTGGATCTCCAATTTTTTAAATTTCTCAACGAAGTCAAGGGCATTTTCACGATCCACGTCAGCGTAGAAGAGGATCTCGTTCCCGATAACCTTCACATACTCTTCAACCTCAGCAGTTTCTTCTTCCTTCGTAGACATTTTTGAGAGCCTTCTTTACTCTTGTCACGTCTCTAGATTTTAAGCCGTTTCCAACTGCGAGGTGATTTATCACGTCGAAATCTTGGGGTGATATTTTATATTCGATCAGATTACTTAGGTGTCCCTTTTCTGCGTAATTTTTCAAGAGACACAATTCTTCAACTCCAAGCCCCATCCTAGACTTTTTACGAATCTCTTGATACTTTTGTTTTCTCATTTTATAGTTACCAAGTTTTGTCCAACAACTTCCTGGTCGAATCTTATCTTTGATGAGTGGTTCTCCCAATTTCTTTTTGGGTATAGTCAGTGCATGTAACACAAAATATGGCATAAGATTCCAATTACCAAATGAGTATATATGTGTATCGTAAAAATCTGCATCCGAAAATGATGTACTCGTTGCTACAGTATTTACACCTTTTGAATCGAGATAGTTTTCTTGAAATATGTCCCATATATGACCATGCTCCGATATACTATCACGAATTTCTATAGGTACCGGATCAGACAAAACCTCAGCTATAAACTCTTTAGGTGTTTTGAATATATCAACTTCATCGTATCCATCCAAGTACGTAAAAAAGTTGTGGATGTTACCTTTACACATACCAGCAGCAGTTTCAATATTTGGTCCTCTATCATCTACGAGTGTCATAATAACTTCAGGTTTATGTTTTGGGATGAAAACAGTTTCAAAGTTTGGATACATACACATATTTGTCATAGTCACAATTAATGAACCTCTAGTGAGAGAGTCTCCATCAGACACCCTCTCAATTATAGGTTTAAATACTGGATCATAGTCTTCAATAAATACATGTTTTTTTGAAGGTTTAATAAATGGTAAAAATAAACATTTACTCTTCAGATGTTCAGATTGTAGTTCGACGTGACTGTAACCTTCTAAAACTGCTTTGAGTATATAGGACTTACCTACACCTGGGGAACCACATATGAACACATTTTTACCATTTTCTATATAGTTACGTATTAGGTTAATTTGTTTTGTGTGAATCGTCGTCACAGTTTGATCTTTTTTTTGCTCAACTATCTTAATGAAGGAATCCATTGATGATCTTACTAATCAGGCCATAGATTTGGTGCTTGATAATGACGCACTACATGATAGAATCGTAAAACCTTTAAAAAGGAAAATTTTACCATTCGTTGCATGCAGCGTTCTTACCAATTTGCTTATGTTCGGTCTGTTGGTGTACCTTGTTCAACGTCTATCTCTTCTTCTTCCTCTTCATACTCTACCTCTTCCTCATCCTCACTAGGAACAAACTTTTCAAATGGAGTTCCCTTTGTTATAGCTTGTACTGTACCAATAGTTTTTGGTGGTTTGAGGGGTGGTATAGCTCGCACATTTAAGATTTCGGGTTTCGTGAATACACCTTCAATAGGATATTCTTTGTCGAAATTTGTTAAAATGTGCCTGGGAATTGATGGTGATTGTTCAAGAAGACGATCGTACTCCATCTTACATTCTTCCACGAATATCAATCCCTCCTTCTTACGCTCAGCGCGTGGGAGTGAGAGCTGTAATCGAATATTACGCGAAAGGCTTCCATGTCCTAACGCAGCGGTCCTGTGATTTTCCATCAACTCGTTAATTTTTAGAAATTGCATAATAGTAGCTATTAGACCAGCAATCAGGTTCATACCACCTATGATTGCTGGTGCAGAACTACGCATACTTTCAGGAAAAGAACTTTGAGCAAAATTCGCCGTACCTGTAACTGTGGATAAAACAATAACTGGTAAATTAAATCTAAGCGATAATTTTTTGAATTTTAAGAAGGCTCTGTGATGCATATATCGATAACACGCACACGCTTCACCCCATTGTCTCAGTACATTTTCATGGTACTCATTCCACATGGAATCCATGTCCGTAATTTCTTCTGTCATCTTAATATAGATGAACATTATATTTATTCTTCACTTGGTCTTCCTCTTGGCTATAATTGTTGTACCATTTACGAATAACAAGAGGAATTTGGCATTTTATTCGATGTTGATTCCTTTTCTCTTTTTCCATTGGAGTGTAAACGATGATAATTGTGCTCTAACCCAAGCTGAGATGTATTTTACAGGACAGAAGAAAGAAGAAACTTTTATGGGGAGACTCGTTGGTCCTATATATAAAATGCCCGAGACAGAGGTCAATCAACTGACAAAATCGATGTTCTTTATACTATGGGGATATGTACAATATAGACTAGGACATTTTGATTTATTCATCAATGATCTTAAAGATTTGAAGATACTGTAAAATACAACATGGATCTTAAACTTCAAAACGAAATTAAGAGACTCGAGTATAGTCTCGAATTGTATCACACATCGTATATGCAAGAGTTGGAGGACTATGAAGAAAAAATGCAACGTTTAGAATTTCAAATTGAAAAATGTAATTCAGATGTGAAGCGTCAAATTCTTTTAAGGCAAAGGGAAAACTATGAACAACAGATTTCTAGACTGGACGAGAATATGGAAAAAAATACAAATACATGGAAAGAGAAGATTGAACGTTACAAGTCAAAACTTACTGACTTGGAAAAGGAGAAGCGATCTCTCGAGTACAACGTGGATAAACTTAATGAGGCACTCGGGAGGCGTGATGTGAATGAAATGTTTGATATGTTTGAATATATAACGAATGCTATCACGATACTTAACGAAAAGATTACTTCTTATTCGCAAGCTCATGAGCCCGTTTCATAAAAGCTTTGTCGCGGCCGATTTTAGGGTCCGCAGCAATCAGTCGTAGTAAAGAAGCCGTTGGCAACCGTGGGCTATTTCCCTTGGGTTTGGGGGTCTTCTTTAATTTTTTCTTGGCATTTTGAATCTGCTTAGCTGTTGGCATCTTATTATACCTTGGGAAAATATCTGAACTTATCGAAAATGTGTGTGGTGACTTTAAAATTGTAATACACAATCATACAAAAAGCATCTGCGATATCATGTTTTCTTTCATATGGAACCTCTTCTGATATATATTTTTCCATTATAGCAACGGTTCTTTCCTTTCGTTGCTCGTAGTCTAGATGTCTCATACCAAAATGTACGTGCATGCTCACAGGTGAAACCAAAACAACCTTATCTTTGAACATGTAGTGTAGTAAAATTTCTATATTTGTAAATCCACCAGGGGGTTGTCTCTCTATGAGTATTTTGTCAGCTGAATCAAACCATTTTTGATACTCTTCCACAAATAAAGGTATGAGATCTACCATACCATTTGTGCGTATGTACTTGTAGTCTTCTAAACTTACCTTTTTCATCTTTTGGACGTTAATTTTTGGATTATCTTCAAACTCAGCTAAAACAAGGCCCATATTGTGATATCCTATATCAATCGCCAGGACCCTCATATCTTTATCTGAAAGATTTTCCTTAAATATAGTAAATGAAGAACAAGACAAAGACACAACTACTTTGGGTTGTGATTATCGCACTCATTGTTGCTATAGGTTATATGACATACAATCCCCAAGTCGTCAAAGTTCCAGTAGAAGTACCTGTTATTGTTACACCCCCTCGCCCAGTTCGAACACGGGAAACGCGTAGGGAGCCAGAGTTTAGGGGACCACCTATAAAACAATACAAACCTGGTCATATGCAACAAATGGGCTTACTCATTGGTGATGGTGATATGACACTCCCTCTTTATGGTAAAGAGGTACGTGGGCGTAGGGATAGATATCACTACTACACAACTACGAGTGGAGACAATCTATACCCTATTCCAGTCAGTCACAATGGCCGAGACTGCATAGATGACATAGGATGTCAGGAACTATATGGTAACGAGTCAGTAAATGTCACCGGTAAAGATGGTTCATTCGATGTCAAGATGTACAGGACCGATGACTTTTTTTAAGATGTCATATTCCCTTTGTTGAAATCCAGAACTTTTTGAAAATTTAGCCTTTAGATTAAGTAGTTCTTTTACTGTATCTTCATCGAGACTTTGAACAAAATCTTTCTTTGTCTCGATGTCGTCGAGTTGGTTATGTTCCTTTTGTGCCTGTACATACGGCCATGTGTGTTTTCTAAGAGCATTTACCTCAATTTGAAGTTGTATAATTTGTGGTAACAAAACTTCTCTTATAAGTTCTTCAGCCATACGTGAAGAGTGTTTAATATCTTTATACTCGAGTATTTTCTTAACTATTAGTATATGCAATATAGAGACTTAAAAAATAAAGCTAAAAAAATGGGTCTTCGTGTTACCAAAACAGTTGATGGTAAGAGAATTAAACTCACAGCTAAAGAATTACGATCCAAAGTTACCAGAAATTTCGAAAATAGTGTTAAAAATGCACAAAAGGTTATCCGAATTTGTAGAACAGTGGTATCTCCATCTACATATTCGATGGCTGTGCCCCCACCTCCACCTCCCCCTCCACCTCCCCACTCTAAGCCCAAAATTAACGCTACACGCGCTAAACTCATGGCTGAACTGAAAAATAAATTAAAAAAGAGAGGAATGAATAAGTAATGGAGGACACTCTCGGGTTGAAGAAAGTTAAAATCCTTTTAGAAACTTGGAATGGGGAAAATTTTAATGAAGTGTATTTACAACTTTGTCGATACGAAAATGCAATGAGAGAGAATGGAGAATCGGAGGAATTCGTGAAGCAGTACCTCGGGGAGGAACTTTACGAACGCCTAGAGACGACACTTCAATTTTTTAAACAATTTGAAAAGTTTAAACGTTCATTATAATATATATGTATTATATAATATGGCTGCTATTGTATTAGTGCTTTGTTGCCTTTCTTCCTCAGCAGGTGTTGTGGGTGGATTTTTTGGTGGGTTCATTCCAGGAACTGAGCCACACCTTCTTAAAACTCTGAACGCCCCCAAATTCAAAAAAATCGTTGAAGGTTTGAAAATATACAAAGCTGACCAGGATGAATATGAGAAGAAGTTTGCGGATGACGACGATGAGCGGTTGAGAGTACTTAAGATTAGTACAGAT